GAGTTAGACTTAGGTAGAGACTCAGGATTGTAAGTAAGAGTGATAAAGCAGTTATCTTGATAGAGTGAAGCTTCATGGACGCATCGGATTGCCCATTGACGAGAACGTTCAAGACGGCATCCAATACAGCGACCACAAGCAAGATCGATAGGTTCATCTGGAGAACCATCACGTATATTGAAGACAATTTGTCTCCTTCCATTGGCATTAGGTACACGAGCACGATAGCCCGACAAGGGGCTGAAGCAAGCCATATTGCATTACCCCCATGTTATAGTTAAAGTCTTATGCCGCCGCGCATTGGCGTCGCTAAGAGATTTTTGCCGTGAGTCTTTGACGCAGTCTTTGAAAAGCTGCGTTTTGATTTTTTATAGTTGAGTTTTTTTCTACGCATGTCGTTACCTCCATTTGTTATTTTGACACCTTTCTTCGAAAAGGTGTCAGTGGGACCATATACATCTAGTGAGTAATGGTCCCAGCGCCTGTTTCCTTCTCCTTTGGAGGGGTCGGAACAGGCGCGGGTTCTGGTACTACAGGACGTGTAGCTAAGCCAAGGCTTATCATTTCTTCTGAGTTTTTAGGATCTGTGGCGAATTCAAGGAATTGCGCCGGATCATTTTGGAATTTACTACGGACGTGGGCCGGGAGTGCATTGAATTGCGTTTCAGCCCTTAGCACGACGTTTAAGCCCTCCTGATAGGTTTTTACATCAGAGAAGTCACCGTAGATGGGGTTCACGTTACCGTCAGGCAGTAGGCCATTCCTTAGCGCTTTTTTGACGATACTATTAATATCGCATTCGTCCTTGAAGGACTGCTTTGTTTGACCGTCAGTGAACGGACCAATTTTGCGTTTTGGTGGTGGGTTGAATTGAGAATAGACAGTTTTCATTTAGTTTCTCCTAGTTGGTATACCGTACTTTCCAGCACGGTGTAATTGTTGGGTTTCTTTCTCTGCAGGAGAAAGATTAATTTTTGGTTTTACGACATCCATAATGTCTTTTGCAGATTTCGCGCCTTGTTGTATGCGGCGGTTAGTCATAGAATAGGGTAGATTTTGTAGATCAGCACGAGCCTGTGCAGCATCGAGTTTGGCAGTATCAGCAGTAGCTTGTTTAGTAGATTCAAGAATTTGACGATCAAGTTTTTTGATTTCAATATCTTGTCGGTTCATTTCATTTTTTTGACGGGCGGAGGCCATTTCGGCCCCTTTAGTACCCGTTTCGTATACAGATTGTTGCATTTTTTCTTCGCCCATATGGGAGCCGCCTTGGGCAGCGCCAAGGCCGATTTCTGTATTAGTTTTACGGACAGAAGCGTCCGTTAGTTTTTCTTGTTGCTCCATTTGTTTAGCTTGTTGAGCAACTTGAGCAGCGGCGGCCATGCCGCCAGTAATATTCATTTCAGCGGGGGGACGACCAGGAGAAGAGGCCATGCCTCCACCAGGTGTAGAAGCACCCCCTTGATTTATTGCTAGCATGGGATTCATGCCAGCGGATTTTAAGTCAGCTTTCTGACGTTGGTATGCAGTATTAGACATACGCTCTTGCCAGTCGCGATTTAGTCTAGCTTGTTCATCGCTAAATCTTTGTGTGTCCTCTTGTGCAAGTTGATTCTGTTTGTTTTGATACATAGATTGTCCAAAACCGAGAGCAGCACCGAGGGCGATGGGTCCAAACATTATTTTTTGCTCCATCTTTTTAGAAAATCCACAATTTTCTGTAGAGTTTTCTCAGGTTGTTCCCCAGGGATCATAAGAGCAACAGCGATCGCAGAGCTTAGCCCAGCCACAAGGGCTGAGATTATTTCGGGAGCCATTGTACTGATGGATTTCACGAAAGCCAAGAGTTCGAATATTGACATAGTTTCCTCCTTAGAAACGATCAATGTAACCAGGGACAGAGTACGTAGGCATAGGACGAGCACATTTGAGATTAAAATAGAAGTCAGCTAGACATTCTGGCTCGTCATCGATTGCGAGGTTTCGGTCGAGCGGGACGTCTTCATTGATGAAGGTTTCGCCCAGTGTTGGCAGAGTGGCAAAGTCTTGAGATAGATGCCAGATATCGAGAGTGCCAGAGGCGTTGGATCTGAATTTTCCGGTAATTTGAGATGGTTTGTAGCGATATTCCGCATAACGTTCTTGATAACCGAAGACAAGGTCGTCATTTGCTGATGCATCTGCCCAGATTTCCTTATTTAGAACCGCTTGTTCCCCAAGATGGGCCAAAGCTGGCCAGTAGAAGTCAAAGCGGGTAGATCGGCTAAACATTTTGTTTAAGCCTTGTTGATATGTAAGGTCAGCTCTAACAGAGCAGAGACCAATTAGAACCATATGTTCAGTGAATGATTTCACAAAGGTATGACCAGAGTGGGAAGCAGTAGAGAAGGACGCAAGTTGTCCTAATGGGTTGGAACCGCTGGTCGCAGAGGTTTGGGGGATGGGATGTGAAACGATAGATACACTTCCACCGCCAAGATATTCAGGGCGTTGAAGACGAGCATCTGGAGAAGTCACACCAAAGTGAGCTTTAATAATTTCGATATAACGTGTACCGCCACGAGCGTCACGTTCATAAAGTCGTTGAAGTTGGAAAGCTTCACGGATGTCATTGATTGTTGAAGCAGTAGCATTTGTAAGGTCGGCACGGATATTAGGATAGTTTGTACCGCCAACTACCTGTTTTTCAATTAAAAGGCGATAGTTATCAGCGCCATCATCGACAGTAGAACAAGCAGCATAGCTAGAAGTAGTGCCATCAGACTCATAGGCAGTAACCGATCCATAAGCGAAAGAGGTATTGAATTTACCAATACCAAGGACAGGAGCAGAAGTACCCAAAGGCAGTGATACAGCAGTGCCTTTTTGAGGCCATGGAAGACAGGAAGTAAAGTAGTCATGACGTTTACCACGTTTTTTAAGCACATAGTCAGTATAGGTATCGGGTCCGTCGTCAACATCGACGACAAGGTCCCCAATAAGATTTTGATCACGGAACCACTCGTTATAAACGAGGTTGTAGGCACGATGCCAAAGAGAGTTTACTGTAAGTGAGGCAATCCCAGTAGGGATGCCAAAGTAATCAGACAAAGAGCCAATAGTAGCCCCAGTAACAGCGGGCATAACAATTTGAGGCATTGTATAAGAAGTTGAATCACCAGGGTTAGCTTGTTCACCATTAAATTTTTTCCAATTTGTCCAAAGTAGACGATTAGGTACAGCAAAGAAGAACCAATCGAGATATAGGTTGTCCATTACAGGTACAACAGATGGTTGAAGCCTAACGAAGGAGGTTAGGCTAAGATTGAAGGTATCCCCCGGTAGAGCCTCATCAACAAAGATGGGAACCAAGTATCCACTGTCGAAAGTAGTCTTTAGGCCGTGAGAGCGGTTAAATTGACTACGCTGAATTTCAGCTTTTGGGACTCTTGAGAAGTCATGTTTCATTAAAGAGGGTTGTTTACCGGGGTTGATACCAAACATTTTGTAGTCTCCTATTAATTAGAGGTTACCAGCTTCACGAAGTTGTGCAACAGGGTTTTCTTGTTTTAGAAATTCTAAGGCTACGCCTAGAGATACTTTAGCAGTATGAGCAGTAATTTCCCCAGTAGTTTCATCATATTCGCCGATTTCAAAGAGTGTGAAATCTGACGGATATTTATTAAATTGAGTTTTAGGGTCGTTAACGACAGTCTGCCAGCCGCGAATTGCTTCGCCACGAGTACCCATAAAGAAGGGTTGTAGATAAGCTTCCGCTTTTGAGTCATAGGTTGTAAAGATTTTAGATTTCATATTCATAGCTCCTAGTTAGTTGTTTATTAGTTACCAGTTTTTTGTGTTTAGCGAGAGCAGCGTACCTGGCAGCACCAAGGTCATTGGGTTTTTGTTTAGCACGTATTTCTCGCATACGTTTAATTAAGTCGAAGTCGACATTTTCGTCAAGCTCTAAAAGCTTGTTATAGAATTTTGGCAGAGGCATTTTTTTTCCTCCGTGTACCACGAAGTCGGAAGGATATATGTCGGATTGGTATTTATCATACCAGCCTTTGCCAATACCTCCGGTATTGATACGCTTACAACCCCGAGACATCGTTGTGTACTCAGGTTTCACGTTCGTGATTTCACCTGTATTTGGGTTGTAAATTGCGTAATGTGATTTCGCGGCTTCGCCGGAGATTTTTTTTGTAATATAGCGGGCTACATAAGCCGCAGTATTAAAGTTTAGTTCGCCGATAGAGCAGAAGCCTTTTCCCCAGAGATCAGTGAGAATTTGAGAAGTATATATTTTATTTCCTTTTGAAGTTTTCCAGTGTTCCTGATCTGGGAATTTTATATTGAATAGACAAGCATGATAATGAGGGCGACCTAGATAGGGTTTATACATATTGCATGTGCAATAATGTTTTGATTTTCGGCAGTGTTCGCATACTTCCCCATATTCACCACAGTGAAAGAAGCGTATGCCAGAGCCGAATTTTTTCCTAAGACGTTTCATAAAGTCTTGGAAGTGTTTAAGTACTAATGAGTTAGACTTAGGTAGAGACTCAGGATTGTAAGTAAGAGTGATAAAGCAGTTAT